GACTACTGACCGACTATCGGCTTATCGGCCATCAAAGGGCTATCGGGCGGGCGGTAGCCCGCAGACGTGCGCGAGCGCGATTTAGACGCGGGCTATGGTGCAAGGGCTGAGGGTCTAGGCTGAGGGTCTAGGCTGAGGGTCTAATAAAGCCCTGGCGGGCTTCGCGTTTGGCCTGAATGGTTACCCATACACTTGTAAAACAATCCCTTACATGGGCTTCTGAGGGCTTACCTTTTGGGCATAAAAAAAGCCCCTAGGGGTTAGCTAGGGGCTTAAAACGTCATTCGACGTTGGAGGGTAGAGTTACAATCTTAACACTAGAAAAAGGGCTGCAAGGGCTACAGCAACAATTAAGCCTATGAGCATAGTTTCACCTCGATCACGTCTTCTTCAATTGCAAAATCGGGGGATGGATTCTCGGACAATGGGCTAAAAAGCCCGTCTAAATACTCATAAAGAGGCTGATTCCCGTTAAGGTTGTTTCGTTCGTAATACTCGCGCACATAGTCACGGGTTGAGGTTTCGCCCGCAAAAAACACGGGGAAAACCCTTTTATCAGTCTTGAACCGTTTAGCTGCGCTTTTGGGTTTCTTTAATTGTTTAACAAAATCGTCTAGGTTGCGCGAATCAGCTATTTTGTATGTTGCGTTTTCAGTCTGTATGGTTCTCATTTTTGCGCCTCATTTTCTTGTAAAAGATTTTCAATGGTAGCCTCACCAATTACCCATTCACCATAGTTAGCCCATGACCCGTCAGTCTGTAACTCTTGCATGGCTAATTCTTTAGCTTCGTTTTCGTCTGATGCTTCTACGCTTATGATGTTGTAAGTCGTGTAAGTAACGTCTACGTTATAAAAATGTTTATTCATGGTCTAACCCTCCAAAAGTGTAAGAAGAATCATTAAAAGCCATAGCCCGCCATAAAACGCCACGGCTGAGGCTGCAAAAAGTAGCCAATATGAAAGCCCTTGCCCCTTGTTTAGAATTTCATCAAATTTATTCATGGTGCGCCCCTTGCGGCCCGTAAGACCTAGAGTCGTCAACCATTTTGTAATGGCCGTAAACAACCGCGTCAATAACGTCACCGCCTAACCCGTCTACGTCATTGTCATGAGAAAAGTAGTGTTCGCCCTGATAGTCAAAGCACAGCCCCTCATAGTCAGGGAAAGACTTTAAAAACAAACGCACAATTCTTTCCTCATCAGGTGTTAAATCGTCAGTTTCCCCGTACTCAATAAACTGTATAGCCCAAACGGGGATTTTTACGGTTGAAATCTCTGTAATTGTCATGGTCTAGCCCCTTGATTCTTCAACAATGGAGTCGTCGTTAGTAACGTCATATGCTGACTCGATGGGCTTACCTGTATCGGCGCAAGTAAGGTTAGCGTCTTCCCAATTAATTTCACAGCCTACAATAAGCCAACCATCGTCATACCCTTCACTTATTGATGGTTCAATTAAGTGTCGGTTTTCTCTAGCGGCTGCAAACGATAAAGCCTCCCCATCATTGGTTATAAAAAAGCGTGGATACCCTCCCGGCCATACATAGGGTTCGTCTAGGTCTTTTGAAAATTGTTGCAAAGTGTAATTAGTCATGGTCTAGATCCTCATTAAAATTGTTGGTAAACGATTGAACCCGTATCGGTAACTCCACAAACAAAGGTTCTATCGTTCAAGAATTGAATAATGGCGCTCTGGCGCGTTTCGTCGTCTTCGTTTTCGTCTTCGTCGAACGTATACCCGCAATTTTCCGCTATTTCCTCTGGCGTATCCTCGGAATACTCGCAACATAGGGCAATAACGTCTAATTCAACCTCGGAGCCCGTGTCGTCTTCGTATTGCTCAAGAGCCTCAAATAAGACGCGCAGCCCGTCATAAGAGAATTGATCACCGCGTCCCATTTGATGGAATTGTGTACGCAGGTCATGCAAGTAAACTGTGGTTTTCATGGTTTTCTACCCTTCTTAGTTAGATTGTTGGCCCGTACTCAATGGCAAAGACGGGCTCGCGCGTTTCCCGATCAATGATGACAATGTTGAACCCGTCATCTTCAACGGCTGCCGATTCAAGGGCTAAGGCTGTTAGATAGCCCGCATTGACCATAGCGCGGATGATGTCGCGGTTTTCCGCGTCTAGGTCTAGGTCAATGCTACCGACATTGAACCATTGGTTCCATTCGTAACCGTCTTCAAGGTTTCCCCATGCGTCAATGCTAAGTACGGGAAAAGTTTGTATGTTCGTTTTGGTTTCGTTTGTCATGGTCTAGCCCTCCGTTTGGTTGATAAGGTCACGCATAACCTCCGCGCGTTCTTTTCGTCTGTAGCCTATAAATTTACGTCTTAAGGTCTCACCCTCATCGGGGATTGCAACAACCTCATGGCCCCAAACGTAACGGGTCTCAACAATCAAAAAGCCCTTATATTCCCCGTAAATGTGGTCTTGCCCTTGTTCGTCATCTGTAAAAATTGCTTTCATGGTCTAGCCCCTTATTCAAAGTCAACCAGTACAATCAAACCCCATGCCGAGACAAGGCCCGAGAGTAGAAGCAAGGGAATTGCTACAAAAAGACCCGATTGCAAGGCGACAACGCCCAACATAGCCATGATGAAAGCAAACGCGGCAAAGGCAAAAAAGGCTGTAAATCTAGGAATCATTCTCATTTGTAAACCCTCCAGGTTGTTGTTAGGTACTGCAAAACAGATACTACATAGATTCGACTCTAATGTAAAAGAAAAGTTTACATAACCTACAATCTAAAAGGTTATTAGGAAAACGGGCGTTTTTTTGGGTCAATTGGGTCATGGTTGGGTCATGGTTTTTTGGGGGGATGACCCAACGAAAGAGCCAGCAAGCGCGGGGGTTCAAGAGGGCTTTGGGTCAATTGGGTCATGGATGTATAACTTTAAAATGAGTATTATATATGGGTAGACGCATATAACCCCCAATTCTTGGCGCGATTTTGTCGGGGTGACAATTTGACCCAAATGACCCAAAGACCCAACCGCGTCTTTGTCCCCAACATCTACGCTTTAGGTCATTTAGGTCATGTTGTTTATGTTGACCCAAATGACCCAAGCGCACCCGGTTGGTACCCGGTTGGTACCCGGTTGGTACCCGGTTGGTACCCGGTTGGTACCCCATGACCTAAATGACCCAAGCGCACCAGGTTGCTAACCTTCTGGCTGCTAACCCTTAGCTTGCTAACCCTTAGCTTGCTAACCCCTAGCCCGTTACCATGTAGCTAGTTAGCCCTTACTTACAACATTTAAGTTAGTAACTGCTGACTTTGGGCTGATTGCTGGTAGACGCCCCCCCCCAGGGCCCTGGCCCCGGCCCTGATGGCCCCGGAGGGGCTACGAACAATTTTTTTTATTTTTGTAGCAAAACGTCCTATACTTCTCGCCATGACTTTCAAATCGCTACCATTCGCGCCGCGTAAGATTAGGGCGACAGAAGAGCGCCTTGAGCGCATTTATGAAGCGGCCTCGCTAGGACTAAAGGGCGACGCGCTTGCGTTGGCCTCTGGCCTGCTGCCCACCGAGTACCGGCAGCTCTGTGAGCTAGACCCGGTTGCAAGTTTGGCTGAAATGAAAGGACGCGCTGACAGTGAACGAGAAGCCGCAGCACAATTACGAGAAGCAGCCCGAAACGGCGACGCTAAGGCGGCGCTCTCCATTCTTCAGCACACCCACGGTTGGGTCGCCAAGCAGGCGATTAGCGTGGATGTTGAACAGCGCATTTCGATTACGGCAGCGCTGGAGCAGGCGCAAAAGCGTGTGATTGACAAAGTAATCGACGCGCTTGATGTGACTGACCTAAGTGACCCAAGTAAGCTAACGGACAAGTCAGATAACAAACTAAATGCAAACGACCATCTACTCAGCGCACGATGAGCAAGAGCTTATGGCGCGACTGTGGTCGCCCGCCATTAAAAACAACCCCCTGGCGTTTGTTATGTATGTGTTCCCGTGGGGCGAAAAAGGTACGCCGTTAGAACACTTTGATGGGCCGCGTAAGTGGCAACGCGACGTGCTGTTGCAGATTGGTGAGCACATCAAGCGCAACAACGGCAAGATTGACTTTGATACGTTGCGGCTAGCGGTAAGCTCGGGGCGCGGCATTGGCAAGTCGGCACTCGTCAGTTGGGTGACGATTTGGATGCTGTCCACCAGGATCGGGTCAACGACGATAATCTCAGCCAACAGCGAGAACCAGCTACGCTCGGTGACCTGGGCCGAGATAACCAAGTGGCTGGCGATGGCGATGAACAGCCATTGGTTTGAGGTGAGCGCCACACGGGTAATGCCTGCAAAATGGTTGACCGAGCTGGTCGAGCGCGACCTGAAGAAAGGCACTCGGTACTGGGGCGTGGAGGGGCGGTTGTGGTCAGCCGAGAACCCGGACGCCTACGCCGGGGTGCATAACTTCGATGGGGTGATGGTCATATTTGATGAAGCGTCGGGTATTGACGACGCCATCTGGGCGGTGACGAGTGGCTTCTTTACAGAGAACACGCCGAACCGCTTCTGGTGTTGCTTCTCTAACCCACGGCGCAACAGCGGGTACTTCTACGAGTGCTTTAACTCCAAGCGCGACTTCTGGGCCACAAAGGTGGTGGACGCCCGAACGGTCGAAGGCACCGACAAGGCGACCTACCAGCAGATTATTGACGAATACGGGCCGGACTCGGCCCAGGCGTATGTCGAAGTCTACGGTCAGTTTCCCGATGCAGGCGACGACCAGTTTATTGGCCTGCAAGTCGTGGAGGACGCGATGGCGCGGGAAAAGTACAAGGACAACTCGGCGCCCATTATTGTTGGTGTTGACCCGGCACGGTTCGGGGCAGACAACACCGTGATCGCCGTGCGGCAGGGCCGCGACATTGTGACACTCAAGCGCTACAAGGGCGACGACACGA